TCACCGACCCGCCTTGGAACGTGAACTACGGAGCCTCCGACCATCCCTCGTGGAAACAACGAACCATCATGAACGATTCCATGACGACCGAGCAGTTTAGGGAATTTCTCAATAAATCCTTCAAGCAGCTCGCCTTCACCCTCCTCCCCGGCGGAATGGCCTATATCGTCATGTCCGCACAAGAGTGGGGCTCCAATATGCAAGCACTCGAGGAAGAGGGTTTCCATTGGTCGTCCACCATCATTTGGAACAAAGACCGAATCGTCCTCTCACGAAAGGACTACCACACCAAGTACGAGCCCATCTGGTACGGATGGAAGAACGACGGCCCAAGGCTCTGCCCGCTCAAAGACCGGAAGCAATCCGATGTCTGGGACTTCGAGCGTCCCTCCAGAAGCGATGAGCACCCGACGATGAAGCCCGTCCCACTCGTCGCCAAGGCCATCAAGAACTCCTCCTCCAAGAATGATAAAGTGGTCGACCTCTTCGGGGGCAGCGGAACCACCCTCATCGCAGCCGAACAGCTCGGACGGACGTGCTTCATGATGGAGCTCGACCCCAAGTACGTTCAGGTCATCATCGAGCGCTTCCTCAATAACTGCGAACCCGGCGAGGAAGTGTACCGGATTGAAAAAGACGGAGCCGAAACCCCGTGGGAAGCGGTGAAGAACGGTGGCTAAGTACAACACATTCGTCGTCATCAACTGCAAGAACCGGAGCGTGGCCTTGGTCACATCCTCCGCACGAAAAGCCCTCGCATCACTCTATAAGGGACGGCGCGTCGAGGTCTGGTGCGAGAATGAAAAAACAAGAACCATCTACGCAAAGGAAGCCGTCGAGGACATGGAACGATTTGTCGAGGCCGAGCGCGAGTACATCCGGATGAAGCAGCTAAGCGCCGAGGTGCGAAACGCCAAGCGCGGCATCCTTCGCGCCTGACGCAACGAGAAGGGAGGTGATGGTTGATGAAAACAGACATGGGCAAACTGGGCAAGAAGACCCAATTTAAAAGCGGCGGGGAAGCGGCGAAAAAGGGCGCTATCGGCGGCGTGAAGTCTGGGGAGGTTCGCAGAGAGAAAAGAAAAATGCGCGAGGCCGCTGAGATGGTGCTTGGCCTGAAGCCGAACATCAGCCAATCCGCTATAAACCTACTTCGAAGCATGGGCGTGAGCGAAGAAATCACCATGCAGACCGTTGCTCTTGTGAAGATAATGGAGAAGGCGATGAAGGGCGATATCGCTGCGCTACAGTTTATCCGGGACACGGCGGGGCAGAAGCCGACGGACAAGGTTGACCTCACGTCCGCCGACGGCCCGATTAACACCCGGGTGAAAATCGTAATCAAAGGCCCGGAGGATGATGAAGATGACGACGACGACGGCGAAAAATAAGAAGGCCGAAAACAAACAGCCAGACCTCAAGAAGCACATCGAGATTGAGGTTCAATCCAATTCATATAATTTGGTATACCGGCCGTTCTTTGGCGACGAGCGTAGGCTTCAGATATTCTTTGGCGGTTCTTCCTCCGGGAAATCGTACTTCATCGCGCAGCGAGCAGTGCTCGACCTGATGGACGGGCGGAACTACCTCGTGTGCAGAAGCGTAGCCAGAACCATCCGGGAATCGTGTTGGAACGAGGTCTCAAAGGCCATCATCAGAATGGGCCTTCGGGATTACTTCCGGATGGGGCAATCCGACCTCCGCATCACGTGCTTGCACAATGGGAGCCAGATGATTTTTGCCGGCCTCGACGACGTCGAGAAGATTAAATCCATCACCCCGGCCGTCGGCGTCATCACGGATATCTGGATGGAAGAGGCCACGGAGATAGCGAGGCGGGACTACAAACAGCTCGAGAAACGTCTGCGCGGCCGCGCCGTCCATCCCAAGCGCATGACGTTGTCATTCAACCCCATCAGCAAGGAGCACTGGATATTTAAGGAATTCTTCGGCCGGTGGGACGATACCAAGACGCTCTACGAGGACGAGCAGATGTTCATCCTCAAAACGACCTACAAGGACAACCGGTTCCTGATGCCAGAAGATATATATTCGCTGTTGCACGAAAAGGACGAGTATTACCGGGACGTGTACACATTGGGTTAATACAATGGCTCAATTAAAACTCCCCTAATTCGGTGGACACCCTAACGATTTAAGGCGAGGGCAATACCGAGCTATAACTTGATATTCCTGTATATACTCATCGTAAAGTGTGGTATAGTTGCGATGAGGTGATTGATGTGAGGGGCGAAGAGTGGAGGCCGGTTGTGGGGTTCGAGGGGTTATATGAAGTTTCGGATTTCGGCCGTGTACGTTCTGTCGGTCGAGTAGTTGCCAGAGGGAACAATCAAATCCCAATTCCGGAAAGAATTCTCAAACAATCAACCCTTAAGCAAACCGAAAGGCATCCAAGCGTTAGGAAAAACGTCGAGCTATGGAAGAACGGAGAACGCAAAAGATGTCCTGTGTCGCGTCTTGTTTGCAAGGCATTTGTAGAGAACCCGGATAATAAACCTCATGTTAATCATATTGACGGAAACAGCGAAAACGACCATGCGAGCAACCTTGAATGGGTTACTGCTAAAGAAAACAATGCACACGCCCATCGTCTTGGGCTTATAAGCAGAGAAAGCAGTAGACGAAAGGTTAGAGGGACTCATCATAAGACCGGAGAGGTTGTTGAGTTTGATAGCTTAACGGATGCGGCCAAACGCTTTGGTGTAACAAAGGGAGCAATTGGAGCTTGCATCCACGGATACGGTCGGGCAAAGCGATGCAAAGGGTTTTCGTGGGAGTTTCTAAGTTAGAGTGTAACGACTATCCGAGAGGAGTAAGCCGCAAGTGCGGTTGAAACGGGGAGGCAAGAGAGAATCCAACAGGATTCTCTTTTTGCAAGATATAGTCTGACCTCATGGGAAACCATGAGAGGGTTAGCGGCAACGGCTAATCCGTAACATAAGTGAATTGGGGGGTTTTGGGTGGCTCCATCCTCAAGAATTACGTCCGGCACGATTTCGATATCGGCGAGTATTCCTTCGATGCTATGGCGATTGGGGCAGACTGGGGATACAACCACGCAACGGCCATCCTTCTCCTCGGAATAAAGGACGGCGATATCTATGTCTGCAAAGAAATCTACGAGCACGAGAAACGGCAGCAGGAAATCATCGACATTGCGGAAACGGCCAGACTCCCGCGCCACCTCTTCATGTGGTGCGACAGCGCAACCCCGGAGGCGATAGAGCAATGGCGCTACGCCGGGTATCGGGCAAGGCCGGTCGAAAAGGAGCGCGACAGCATCCAATCCCAGATTCGTTGGCTGCAAGACCGGCAAATCCACATCCACCCGAGCTGCAAATACACGTACGCAGAGATTCAGCAATGGCAGTGGATGAAAGACCGGAAAACGGATGCGTTTGAGGACGTGCCACAAGAGGGCATGGACGACGCGATGGCCGCGCTCCGGTATGGCATCGAGGGCTGGCGGAAGCGCCGAAGGTACAACACAAAATGAACGGAAGGCGGTGACAAGTAAGGTATGGCTACGCGAAACAGACCGTCTGGCTCGGGCCGGTACCGGGGGAACAATCGCTCTTCCGTTATCCGACAGAGGGATATTTCCAAAAGGGTGAGGGATGGTGGCCTCGTTAGCGCAAAGGACGGTTACAACAACCTCATCGCCAAGCTCGGCGACGATAACACCCGGGCCTCGTCCGCGCACTATTACACAGGGAACCGCCTGTCCGGCCGGTGGCAGGAGTTAACGGCCATGTACCGGGAGGGTTGGCTGACCAAGAAGATTATTGATATGCCAGCCGAGGACATGACCAAGGCATGGGTGTCCTTTGATACCCAGCTTGAGCAGGACGCTATCCGCGCCATCGAGCGCGAGATGCGCCAATTCCGGGTGCAGAAGAAGTTTACCGACGCCCTGCGGTGGGGGCGGCTATACGGCGGGGCGATTGCAATCATCCTCATCGATGGTCAAGAGGACATGATGGATATGCCTCTCGACCTCGTTCTGGTGATGCCCGGTACCTTCCGTGGCCTTATCGTTAAAGACCGCTGGGCGGACGTGAACCCGAGCCTCGAGCTCGTATCGGATATGCTCGACCCGGACTACGGTTTCCCGATGTACTACGAGGTGGGCGACCTTGGCGTGAACGGTACGGAAAAGGTGCGGATGAAAGTCCATCATTCGCGTGTCATCCGATTCGTCGGCCGGGAGCTTCCGTACGCCGAGGAAGAGGCCGAGATGTACTGGGGCGCGTCAGAGCTCGAGCATATCATGGACGAGCTCAACAAGCGGAACGCGACGTCGGCAAATATCGCGCAGCTCGTCTTTCAGGCTAACCTTCGCGTCCTGAAGATGTCCGACCTCGGGCAGATTCTGGCGATGTCGGACGAAAGGACGCAGAAGGAGCTATACCAGACGATTCAGGCGCAGAATATGCTGATGACGTCGTTTGGCCTCCAAATCATGGACTCGGGGGACAATTTCGAGACGCACCAATATACGTTCAGCGGTCTGAATGATATTTATCAATCGTTCCAGAACGACATCGCGGGCGCTGCTGAGATTCCCGCCACAAAGCTCTTCGGACGGTCACCGGACGGCATGAACAGCACGGGTGAGAGCGACCTCACGAACTATTACGAGAGCATCCGGCAGAAGCAGGAGAACTTCCTCCGTCCGGCCATCGAGAAGCTGCTCCCGGTCGTGTGTGTGTCGGTGCTCGGCAAGGTTCCGGACGATATCGAGGTGGTGTTCGAGCCGGTCGAGAGCTCGACGGACGTCCAAAAGGCCTCGCTGGCCACACAGGTGCTCGGAACCATCAGTTCCCTTTTCCAAACAGACCTCATCAGCAAGCCGATGGCGCTCAAGGAGATGCGGAAGGCCGCATTCATGACCGGCATCGGTTCTGTCATCACGGACGAGGATATCGACAAGGCCGAAGAGGACGCGCAGCTCATGGCGGAGCAAAACGCTATGGGCGGTGGCATGGGTGGCCTTGAACAGATGATGGGCGGGGGCGGTGCCGAGGCCGGGGGCGCACCAAAGCAACCCGGTGGAGCAGCTGCTCCCGGTGGCGCTCCGAAGATGCCTCCAAAGGCTCCCGCAGCGCCCGGTCAGGATA